GGCGGGCATGTAAGGTTTTATGACTTTGACGAGTTTAAGGTTTTGTAAGACCTTGTCTCATGGCCGACTCAACCTCAATTTCGGACGTTATCATTTGGGCGTCCCCCCTGGTTGGCGGACTCGCTTTGTATTTGGCCCATGACGCTTTTACCTCGGTCAAAGAGGACCTCAAGGAATTGCGCGAGCGCCAATCGAAAACCCGTGAGGACCTTTCCGACTTACGCGCTGACGTCAAAGTCGCCAATGACTCAATCAATGCGATTTCCCGAAACGTCGACGCCGCCGTTTCGTCGGTCAAGGCCGTCGACCAACGCTCCGGTGACACTCGCGAAGTGCAAATGTTTATGCGGACACTTGAAAATAAAATGGCGGTCTCAGAGACAAATTACGGGAAAGTGATTTTGATTTTGAAAAAGGTCGTGACTATTTTAAGACCAAAGACGCCGCAAGACCCAACCCAAGGCCCGTAATAAACCAACTCCAAACATAAGGCTCGTTGTCTCGCCTTTCCATTTCTCTTTGGAGTAAACCGTCCGATTGAGTCAATAGCATTTGATTGGACTCATGCAAATTTTTGACCTCAAATGATTTCGCAACATACTCTCGGTATTGTTTTTCACTGACCAAAATTCCGTTGAACGGGGCGGGCTTTCCGGCCTTAAGAATTGTCTCCATTGCCGTCGCGCTTTCGGTTAACAAGCTCGTCAAGAGGAATACGGTCAACATCGTTTTTAATTTTAAGCCTCTCGGCCGACAAAACATTGAGTCTTTTTTCAATCGCATTCTCCTCGTCGGTCTTTGCGACATAAATGTTTCGCTTTCGCAACCGCAAATTGTCGACAAGCATTGCCCCAAATAGTATTGACATAACTAAAATTGCGAAGTCCATTGAGTTAAGTTAACATTCAACCGATAGACAAGGAAACATTACTTTGCGTCAGGACTTAAGATTGGGCGAGGAAAATCCAAAAGCGAAAATGGGCCGTCCGACTAAACAATTGGACTTTACAAAGCTCGAATTGCTTTTAGAAATGTATCCAACCAAAAAATATTTGGCGACTTATTTCGATTGCTCCGAGCAACATTTAGACAATGAAATTGACAAACAATACGCTTGTACTTTTTCGGCCCTGAGAGAGAGAGCAATTGAGGGCAAAAAAAGAGAGGTCCTTGGTTGGGCTTTTAAATTCGCCTCTCAAGGCAATGACAGACTTATTACTTTCCTCATGAAAAACATGCATAAATGGACTGACAAAATTGAGATTGAGGCAAGCGAGCAACAAGTTTTTGAATTGAAATACGCCATTGAGAAACGGCAACGGAATTTGTCTAGCGTGATTGACGTCGAGGTAACTCAAATTGAGCAAGGACAAGCAACCGGAGTCGAGAGAGACGACGGACGAGAAACAAAAGAGGACTGACGAGTTTTTTGAAAAACTTGTCTGGGAGCTTACCTCATGCGACGAGGCGACGACTTTGTTTCCCGACATGACAGTTTGTCCGGTTTGCAATGCAATGTTGACCAAGGTTGAAATGACTGACGCGTTTGTCATGGTCCATAAGTCGCTCGAGGAGCTTTACAATTAAATGGAAATAATTTCCTCAACGCCGACATTCAAAGAGTTTGACCCTCTCCCAAAGCAACTTGAAATTTTGCAATACATAAAAGGCGACCTTGACCCCGACAATGGTACGCATGAGGTTTTGCTTTCCGGGTCGGTTGGGTCGGCCAAGAGCATTGTCCTTGCGCATTTGGCCGTAACTCATTGCCTTGAATATTCCAATGCAAATTTCGGCATTGGTCGATTGGCCTTACCTGACTTAAAAGAAACATTGTGTAAGAAAATTCGGGAGCATTTATTTAACACCGGAGTTACTTACAGGTACCAAGAAACAACGGGAGACTTTCGCTTTGGAAATGGCTCTCGCATTGAGGCCGTAAGTTGGGCCGACGGCAACCTTTCAAAGCTCGGCTCTCACGAATATTCGGGCTTTGCAATCGAGGAGTTGACCGAAAATAAAGAGGCCGATTTTTATGAGGTCATTTTGCAACGGACCAACCGCTTGCCCCATGTCAAAGAGCCGTTTGTTATTTCGGCAACCAATCCAAACTCCCCTAGACATTGGGCTTACAAGAAATTGGTCCAGTCGAATAGCCCAAGGGTAAAGACGTTTTTCTCAAACACGTTTGACAACCCGTACTTGCCAAGGGCTTACATTGACTCGCTTATTGAAAGACTAGACCCGAAAATGGCGCGTCGTATGATTTACGGCGAATGGATTGAGATTGACCAAGAGCGGGTTTATTACGCTTACGATGCCGACCACAATTACATAAAAGGAAAGTACAAGTTTAACGAGCGTTTACCGCTAAGACTTCACTTCGACTTTAATATTGGCGAGGGCAAGCCCCTATCAATGGTTTGCTCGCAATTCGAGTCGATCAATGCTCAAGAAATGGGCGTTTGGCATTTCTTTGACGAGGTCATTGTTGACGGTCAACGGACGCTCGATTGTCTTGAGGAGGCCGGAGGTCGAGGCATTCTTGACCAAGGGACGCAAATAATTATTCACGGCGACGCGACGGGGCGGAGTCGGGACACGCGCAACATTCATTCCGACTATGACTTGATCGAAAAATTCTTAAGCAATTACAAAAAGAAAAACGGGCAAAAGCTCAACTTTAAAATCCAAGTGCCAAGGGCCAACCCGCCGTTGAGGGAGCGTCACAACATAACCAACGCTTACATGACCGGAGCCAATGGAGCTCGACGTTTGTTTGTTTACGAGGGTTGTCCGACTCTTGACGAGGGTTTCCGATTGACCGCGTTAAGATCGGGCGGGCAATATTTAGAGGACGACCGCCCTCGCTATCAACATTGTACAACGGCCGCGAGTTATGGCGTTATGGACGAATGGTTTGAAATAAACTCGCGCCGCAGTTCCGGCGTTTATTCTTATAGGGGTTAAATAAAATGATAGACATTTTGAATTACGAAACGCGCAAGAAAATCATTGACGATATTTTCAGCGAGGAAAATAAACGCCGAAAGGTTGACTCATTTAAGCGTCTCGACATTTACAAAAAGAATCAACGCAAATATATTCTTGAGCGCATTCAAAAGAATTTGTCGGCCGAGACCCTTGCCAACATGCGGACGTTTACGTCAATCAACTTTACGAAAAAGATTGTTGACGCCAAAGCCTCGGTCTATAAGACGACGCCCGAAAGATTTTTCGCCAATGCAACCGAGCGCGAGCAGTCGCAAATTGCCGAGCTTTACGAGTACGCCAAGGTTGACATTCGATTAAAAAAAGCCAACCGAATGTTTAAGCTCGAGGACCAAGCGTCGGTCCAAGTGTTACCAAAGGACGGTTGCTTGCATTTACGCGTATTGGCTCCGCATCACTTTGATGTTGTCCCGTCGAGTGAAATGCCCGAGGTTGCCGAGGTTTACATTTTGTCAGGTTTCAATAAGCAATACGCTTACGACGACACTTCGTCGGCGTCGAGTCTTGACCCGAATACAAGGGGCTCGACAACAATGGCGGGGTTTTATGACAACATCAATCAAAGCATTGCCGACCGAGACGACTATTTTGACAAACTAAATTATTTTGTTTTTTGGACAAAGGAATATCATTTTGCTTGCGACAAATCGGGAGTAATTCTTGACCGCAACAATCAACCTTATGGGTCGGTCATTCCGCCCGAGGAAATTGCAAATCCAATTGCTCCGGCAATGCCATTTATTGATTTGGTTGCCGAGCGTGACTTTGAATATTGGGCTCAAACGGGCTCGAATATTACTGACACTCAAGTCGACATTGGGGCGCAAATCTCTGACACGGTCGACGTCAACTTTCGGCAATCGTATTCGCAAGCGGTAATAAGCGCGACTGAAATGCCCAAGGCGGTCCAGACTGGACCTCATACCGTTTTATTTTTAAAGAAAGACCCAAGGGGCGAGGCGGCCGCGCAACCTGAGTTTGCGTTTGCGACTCCGGCCCCTGACTTGGCGTCGAGCATTCGTTTGACTGAAATGCTTTTGGCAATGAGTTTGACAAGTGAGGGAATGGACGCAACGGCAATTGCGACGGGTCCAAACCCTCAGGGGACGAAAGGTTATTCGTCAGGCTTTGAGAGAATGCTCGCCCAAATGGAGGAGTTTTCCGCAAGTGCTGACGACTTTCAATTGTTTGAAATGGTCGAGGAGCAAGTATTTGATTTGTTAAAAAAATGGTCGAATGTTTTGCAAAACGTAAGAGGGCCGCTTGAGTTAAAGCCTGAATTGCGCGGCGGTATTATTGGCGAGCAAGTTGAGCTTGACGTAAACTTTGCTACTCCCCAAATGGTCCAATCAAAAGGGGAGCAAGAGGACTCGGCAATCAAGAAAATGGAGGCGGGTCTTATGTCCCGCAAAATGGCCCTAATGGACATTTATGGAATTGACGAGACCAAGGCCGACGAAATGATTTTGGAAATTGACGGCGAGCAAGCTGCGGGCCAGCATATCGTACTGGAACATGTCATCCAGTGCGATGCCCAGGTGCCGCGCCCCTGCAACCGGTGCCAGGCGGCAGACCAGCGCGACGATGAATATCAACAGGCCAATCTGCGA